CATCTCAGCATCGGTAGCCGGTGCAGTACACGGAGAAAACAAATACACATCCGCTGCAGACCTAGCTATGGAACTGCTATCGGACACACCACCAACACCTATAACACCAACGCCGGCTATGGCGCGTGGAAACTATATGGAACCAATGCTTATCAAGTGGACGGCTGAGGTTGAGGGTATTAATCTCAACACACCCGAAGTCATGTACTGCTTTACTGAGCACGGTGCACGGTTGATTGCAACCCTTGACGCAATAGATGACAACGGTATCCCATACGAAGTCAAGACAACCAACAGCAGATGGACCGGTGTCCTTCCCCGTGAGTGGCATTGGCAAGGTGTACAACAAGCTATCTGTGTTGGATCAGACACCATTGAGTGGGTAATCTTTGACAACCAAATGCAGATACAGCGTTACACCCAGCATGTATCGTCTGATGACAAGCAGTACCACATCTTTAAGTGTCAGGAGTTCCTGGCAGATATCGACAACGGTATCCCGCCGGCAGCGTGCAAGCTGGAGTACAAACATGTTGAAGGTATGTACCCTGAGAGCACGGCAAAAAAGATGATGTTGTCAGAAGAAGCAACAACAATTATCTCTCAACTAGATAAGGTTCGAGAGATGTCCAAAGCATTGGCCGAACAAGAGTCAGAGTTAAAGACTCAACTCGGCCTGATGATGGAGGACGCAGAAGAAGGTATCGTCAACGGAGAAGTCGTGGTTACATGGAAGACACAATCAAGATCTTCCTTTGACCAGAAAAAGTTTGAGGCTGAGCACCCAGCTTTAGTTTCAAAGTACAAAAAGAAAACCACATTCAGAGTTATGAAAACAAGGAGCAAATAACATGGCACATTTCAACTTAGAAAACTATGAGACAGTAGAAGATCGACTAGTAAAGTTTTGGGAACAACACTCAGACGGTCGTATCCTCACATCAATCCACTACTACGATGACACACGCATCCTCGTTAAGGCTGAGATTTATTTCAACCGTGAAGATGATCGTCCTGTAGCCACCGGTTATGCCGAAGAGTTGCGTGGAGCTAGCCCTGTTAATCGGACTAGTCATGCGGAAAATGCAGAGACCAGTGCAATTGGACGCGGACTGGCCAACTGTGGCTACGCTGCTAAGGGCTCACGTCCTAGTCGTGAAGAGATGGAGAAGGTACAGCGAGGCGACAACCAAGCACCTATTCCGGTCAAACAAAATGTCAATGATGTTCTAAACAAACTTCAAGAAACATTCTCCGGATCAGAGGTTGTTGATACACCAGCTAGGTCAGTGGCTATCAAGAACCCAGGTGAGCCGGCTTCACCAAAACAAATCGGTATGATCAGGGCAATCATGAGTAGCCAAAGCATGAACAAAGATGATCAGAAGTTCTATGTCGAAGCAATCATTGGTCGCAAGGTCGAGTCGCTTGACGAGATCACCAAGGGAGAAGCCTCCTCGCTCATCACGGATCTTAAGAAGTGAAGCGTAAAGCCAAGACACTGATCACCTTGCGTCTTGACCCCGACATCCTTAAGTGGATTGATCGGGAGTCAAGGCTCACGGGTGAGACAAGGTCAGAGATCATCAGGGAAATCATTTGGAACCACGCTCATGGAGGATAGGAAAGGATATTGTGAAGGTAACAAAGAGAGATGCAATGCCGAGGGATGTCCCAAGTTTGGCACGCTTGGGAGACCAGGTCGGGACGGCTCGCGCAGGATTAGAAACTGCGGTGATCCTTCTGCTAGAGGTAAACGGAACCGTACCAAAGGGGATTCTAAAGCGCGTAAGGCGCGTAAGAAACTTGGGTTGGGTGGTCATCTTACCCGGCATGAGGAAAACTGGGGTGGCGTTGTTCGTACCGAGGTCAAGGCGGGCGCGCAGGTCGGTCCGATTTACACACGATTCAGAGACGCAAAGAATCAAAGCGATGCGTCGAAGGCGTTGGGTGACAATCGTCCGTTCGTCATGATAGCTATGCCGGATGGAACAAGTGAGGGTATAGTACTACTTACTCTTACAGAGTTCAGCGAAATCATAAGCCTTATATCATAAGGGTTAGAGGGAACAAACTATAATGGGAGGGAACAATGAAGAGATTAATCAAGTGCATTTTTGCACCATTGATATGTCTTTGTATCTTGGCATCACAGGTTTCAGCAGCTGGTGCACCGGAGACAACGACAAAACCGCCTGCGACCATGAAGATGGGTGCAGATGTGGGTATGTTGACGACCCCAATTACATTCCGCCATGGAGACATATCATGGCTACCGAAATTGGCAGCCCAAGCAGGGTGGCCGAAGTCGTCAATCAAAAAGCTAGGGCAAATCATCCTTCGAGAGTCGGGTGGGTGCCCGAGCCGCGTTGGTGGTGACGTAGTAGATAAAGACTGCAACTTCCTCAGGGTTGCTGAGCGGACACACCGTTCGGACAGCGGGTTACTGCAGATCAATGGCGTCCACTGGAAGCAAGACCATGCCCAATACGCCGGCCTAGTCTGCAAGAGGATGGGTGTGTGTGACCAGGCTAGACTGCTTGATCCACTAACAAATTTAAAAGCTGGAAAACTCCTCTTCGATGTGGCGGGATGGAGCCCCTGGATTAAGAACTGAGGAACAATGGACGACAACAAACGAAGGGAAATAGATATGGAATTATTCAGCGAGTGGAGCTTGGTTAACCAGCACTTCGAATGGATGGATGACGCAGCATGCAAGGGATCTAACCCTGCAGTGTTCTTCCCTGAGCGGGGAGACAACAAGCGTGAGATTGAGTTCGCTAAACAGACATGTGCTGTATGCCCAGTGCAACAACAGTGCCTAAAGTTTGCGATCGACAACTCATTTCAGTACGGTATATGGGGAGGTAAGACTTCATACCAACGCCGACAAATCAAATCGCGTATGAGGAGCGCACGGAAATGATCACCGAACAAGTACTAATGAACGCATCAAAGTTCTTACGCCGTGTGTGGGTAGGACAGATGGACGAAGAAGATTTCCATAACACTCTGCATTCAATTGAATCAGAGATCATTAAGAGAAGGGTAGAGAAAGCCAATGACACCACTACAAATTGAGACGATGGTCGATCGCCTATGCGGTATCTTCCCGAAGGACAACATCGCACGCAACACAGTTAAGCTGGCATGGAAAACAGACGAGCTTCTCATACATACACCTGTCGAAGAGGGACGTGTGGTGTTGGCCAAGATAGAGAACGATCCAGGGTTTCCATCATTGGCAAGAGTGAAGAACTTAATCCGGTCACTCAAACCAAAGATTAGTAATGGCGTAGCTTGTGTTAAGTGTGACGGCAGTGGATGGGACACAGGGATAACAACATCTATCGTTGACCTGAACGCTGACATCAAGCACCAGATGAAGATAAGAACATGGACTTACACCGAAACCTACAACGGTAATGAGTACACTTGCGTCAAGAGATGCGACTGTTCAAAGGAGATAAGCAATGAGCCAACAGTGGCAATGTCCTACTTGTAAGAACACCATAAAAACCTATGTTCGTTTGAGCGAACAGCCAACATGTAGCAACGACAGCAAACATCCAACCATACAAATGCAACTGAAGGGAAAGTAATGCTTGAACTAAGCGACAAAGATAAGATCCAAATCGAGAACCTGTTAGTAGAGATACTTACAATGGCAATCAAATCAGCATCACACATGAGGCCACTGATCACCGACATAGCTATCGGGTTGTCTAACCTGCTGCCGGAAGAATCAGTAGAGCGAGCAAAAGAATACGCAGCTTACCGAGCAAGGGATGCACAGTCATGAACATCGAAGACGAACTCAAAGACATACTCAACTCAGCATACGATGACGTGGTATCCGAACGGATACAGATAGAGATGAACGACTTCAAAAAAATGGAAGAGTTTATGAACCGTGCCGGCGACCCCGTTGAATCAGGAGAGACAGAGCTATGGTATATGTCCTTATCAGAACACGAAGAGCTTGACGCAATCAACGAAGGCGAAGGCGGTGTCAAAGCATTAAGCGTTTTATACAAGTGTTCATATGGTGATGTATACGATGCGCTCAACGACAGAGAGATGATCCGGGAATGCAAAGAAGATAACTGCGTTGGTATCATCACACGATCAGAAGCATGGGCCAGTGTCATTGCCCGGACAGAGAACATCGCACCATCAGAAGCAGCGGACAGGAAAACTGTTTCACTTATGACATTGACAACACCCAATGGTGTGCACATCATAAGCAGATCCGGAAATGAATTAGCTACAAGCAGCTACTCACGTCACAAGATAGAACGTGGTGAAAGTAAACTCGTTGACGCATTAGTCGACGCATGTTTTAGTTGGTAGCTACCGCTACCGCTACCGCTGCTGGATAAATCCCCAACCGAAGCCGATCCCCCACCCCGATTTCGGGGGGGTGGGGTGGATTTGACGCGCGCCGAAGTCGGTGATAGCGTGGTTTCCGTGACCCGACATCGGGTTGCTAGGTCTATACGCCACCCCCATTAGCGTAGATCTTATTGGGATTACCTTTCCCCCAATAAGTAAAGCCCACTAAGGCTTACGGACTACTTGGCTGACATACCCAAGGAACTTAGTGAGTATGTCACTTAACCAAACAAACCAAACACAAGGGAGATAGCAGTGGAAACTACAGATCAGGTAATGCCTAAGCCTTTATCGGCTTGGGATCAAGCAGACTTTGCTTTAGGCAATGGCATAGGGCGAGTACTGCTATACGGTCAGCCAGGAACTGGTAAGACCTACTACGCAATGAACTACAACCTCAACGGTAAGCCTGCTTATCGCTTGGTATGTACAGAGGAAATGACAGACGCAGACCTTATCGGTATGTGGCGCCCAACTAATGTCAATGGCGAGCGTGGCTTGACCTTTGTCGAGGGCGTAGCAATCCAAGCGTGGCGTACTGGTGGCAGGCTTGTAGTTGATGAGATCAACAGGGTCAATGGAGACATTGAGTCTAGGTTGATGAGCCTCATTGACACTTACGCATCATCATCTTGGCAACACCCTGAGACTGGTGAGGTAATCACCCCACACCCAGACTTCTCTGTCGTTGCGACAATGAACGGTGAGCCTGACGATCTAGGTCGTGCTATCCAAGATCGCTTGGTTGTACAACTAGAGATCAACGAGCCACACCCAGACGGTATCAAAGCATTGCCTGATTACTTACAAGATATGGCATTGTCCTTTGGCAGTCGTACTGGTAAGGATCGTTACTCTCTGCGTAATTTCGTAGAGTTTCACGCTGTCTACACCAAGACCAACAACATTCACCACTCTGCTCAAGTGTGCTTACCTCGTATCGCAGAGCAGTTGATAGATACAGTTATGCTCTCAAAGGTGGAAGCATAATGTCCACGACAGACGAACTAGCACAGTTGCTAGAACTATCACTTCACAGCCAGAAGAAGATAGGTTTCAAGATGTCAGAGGCAGTATTGTTTGGGGCTAACATCTCAGAGGATCTACTTGATATCGTTGAGGCTTGTCGTAGTGGTGATGTGTATGAACTGCTAGAGGGTAAAGGTTGTGCCGATCTGCTTATGGCTAACACCCATATCGCAATAGTCACT